TCACTGCCCGCGACACTGCGGCTGCAGCCTAATAGGAGGGTCTGAAAATGGCTTACTCTGCAGACGGCTTTACCGCCTACAGCGCTTCCAAGCGCGGCAACGCACCGTCGATGTATGGTTACAAGACCACCGACGCGATTGCGGATGTCAACACCAGCGGCTACTTCAACTCGCTGGCCAACACCCTGGAAGTGGGCGACATTATTCACTGTGTGACCTCGACCGGCACTACCGCCGTGGTCACTCTGGTGTATGTGGTGTCCAACGCTTCTGGCGTGGTGGATGTGACCGACGGCACCACGCTGTCGAACACTGACAGCGACTGATAGGCGTCAACCAGAGCGGGCCAGCCACTGAGTACTCGGGGGCTGGCCCTTCTCACATTGAGAGGTTCACATGGCTGCAGGCGATACCGGGATCACCATCTGCTCAGATGCCCTGCTGATGCTGGGTGCGAAGGCAATTTCGTCCTTCAACGATGGCACCGATGAGTCCAGCGTTTGCGACCGACTTTACCCCGATATTCGAGACTCCACCTTGATGATGTACCCGTGGAGTTTCAGCATGAAGAAGATTGCGCTGGCCAGGCTGATCACTGCGCCTGGTAGCGTCTGGAAATACGCATACCAGCTGCCGGGTGATCGCCTTGGCAGTCCCCGCGCTGTGTACGACACAGCAGCCGTTGGCGCCACTCCGCGCAAGGAATGGGAGATCCAGGGCGACCAGGTGCTGACCAACCTGGATGCGGTCTACATTGACTACCAATACAGCGTCGGCGAGTTCGCCATGCCGCAGTATTTCGTCCAACTGCTCAAGTATCAGGTGGCCTGGCACATCGCAGAGCCGATTACAGAACAGGCCGAAAAGGCTGGCTTCTGGCGGCGCATGGCACTGGGCGAGGCTGGAGAAAATGGGCGCGGCGGCTACTTTAGGCAAGCCACGCAGATTGATGGAGCCAACAACTCCATCAAAGTGATCGACGACTACACCCTGATCACGGCGAGGTACTGATGCCGCGCTTTGTTGACATCCAAAGCAACTTCTCGACCGGCGAGTTGGATCCGCTGCTGCGGGCTAGGGTTGAGCTGGAGCAGTACAACAACGCCCTGGCAAAAGCCACCAACGTCCTGATACAGCCCCAGGGTGGATTGCGCCGCCGGCCTGGCCTCAAGCACATCCTGGAGCTACCCAACACCAGCACCGAGAGCGCGGCCAATGGCGTGCGCTTGGTGCCATTCCAGTTCTCTGTGACCGACAGCTACATGCTGTGCTTCACGCACCAACGCATGTATGTCATCAAAAACGGTGCTGTGGTCACGGCCATCAATGGCGGCGCCAACAATTACCTGGCGACCAGCATTACCAGCGACATGGTGGACGATATGTGCTGGACTCAGTCTGCCGACACCTTGATCGTGGTGCATCCTGATCTGCAGCCTACCAAGATTGTGCGCGGCGCATCTGACTCAAGCTGGACGGCCACTACCATCACGTTCGACAGCATCCCAAAGTACGCATTTAACCTTGATTTTCATACCAACAACTCTGAAACACTGACGCCATCTGCTGTCAGCGGCAACATTACGCTGACAACGACAAGCTCAAAACACGACACAGGCACCGCTCAGGCTGGCACATCCACCACTATCACACTGAAGTCTGCATCCAGCTCAGTGGATGATTATTTCAATGGCTTGTATATAACTATCACTGGCGGCACGGGAGCTGGCCAGATCCGCATTATTGAGGACTATGTTGGCTCGACTAAGGTTGCAACCGTTGACCGTGCTTGGACTGTCACGCCGAATTCCACCAGCACATACAGCATTACATCCTGGACTACTGAATCGGTAAATCAGTACGTCAACGCACAACCACAGGGTCGCGCAAGGATTGTCCAGTACGTCAGTTCAACTGTGGTCAATGCGGTGGTGGAATACCCATTTTTTAGCACGGCCACCATAGCAGCTGGTAACTGGGAGCTAGAGCATGGCTACGAAGACGCCTGGAGCAGCACCAAGGGGTGGCCGCGGTCGGTAACCTTCCATGAGGGGCGCCTGTATTTTGGTGGCTCTAAATCCCGGCCCTCGACTATCTGGGGCAGCAAAATCGGTTTGTTCTTCGACTTCGTGCCGAGCGAGTCCCTGGACGACGATGCGGTCGAGGCGACACTGGACACCAATGAGCTGAACGTCATCACCGACATCATCAGCTCCCGCGACTTCCAGGTCTTCACCACGGGCGGCGAGTTCTTTGTGCCGCAAAGTAACAGCGACCCGATTACGCCACTGACCTTCACATTCAAGAACGTCAGTAGGAACGGCATCAAGCCTGGCACTCGCGTGCAATCGGTGGAGTCAGGCTCGGTCTACATACAGCGCCAGGGCAAGAGCCTCAACGAGTTTGTGTTTACCGACACGCAGGCGACCTATGTCACGCAGCGGATCTCGCTGCTGTCTGGCCACCTGCTCAAGACCCCGCAGCGCATCGCCATGCGTCGAGCCGCCAGCACAGATGAGTCTGATCTGCTGATGATGACCAACGAGGCAGACGGCAGCATGGCCGTCTTCTCGCTGATGCGATCACAGAATATCACCAGCCCCAGCGAGTTCACAACTGATGGCAGCTTCATTGATATCGGCGTGGATGTGAGCCAGATCTACTGCGTCACGAAGCGCACGTTCAACAGCACCAACCGCTACTTTGTTGAGCTATTCAGCGATTCGCTCTACACCGACTGCGCTTTTACTGGTGGGGCTGCAGCCAGCGCAAGCAGCCTGCCGCACATTGGCAAGAGCCTGAACGTCATATGCGATGGTGTGCCACAGAGCAATGAAACTGTCAGCGGCGGTGGTTCTGTCACCTTTGACCGGGCCAGCACCACAAGCTACGAGGTAGGCCTGCCGATCACCGTCTATGTCAAGACCATGCCGGTAGACATCAGAATGCAGACCGGCAATCGCGTGGCATTCAAGAAGCGAATCGTGGAGATCAATGCCGTGCTGAAGGACACACAGCACATGACCATCAACAACCAGCCGGTGGCTTTTCGCCTGTTCGACAACCCACTTCTGGATGATCCAGAGCCGACATTCACCGGCATCAAGCGGGTCAATGGCGTGCTTGGCTATAGCCGCGAGCAGGCCATCGAAGTGGCACAGACACTGCCGCTCAAGATGACGCTGCTTGGCCTTGACTACCGCGTTGCGGTCAATGCGGGGAACTGACATGGCAATCACACTTGGACAAGCTCAAGCGTTTGGTGGCCTGCTGGAAAGCTATGCCTCCGCTGGTTTTCAGAGGGCGCAAGCAATCCAGCAGCAGACCTCATATTTGGTGCAGGCAAGAGATCAATTAGCAATTGCAGATGTGCGTGCTGATCTTGACCAGACCTATGCTGAGGTGCAGGCCGGTCGGATATTGCAAAAGGCCGAGACTGAGGCACGCAACTGGCAGATTGCTGGCAACACCCTGCTACGGAACATGAGGCAGACTAACGCTACTCTGCGCGCCAGGGCTGCTGCCGGTGGCGTGGCACTTGGCACTGGTTCGATTCAGGACGTACAGCTTGAAAACGTAGCTGCCACTATGCGCGATGTGGATATTGCTGATCTCAATGCTATGACGGCCCGCGTGCTGGGCTTTGAAGATGCGTCTGCATTGCTGCAATCGACTGAGCTGCAAAACACGCTAAACCGATTCCAGGCTCAACGCCAGGCTGGCCAGTACGAGGGCGCGGCTACTGCTGCTCGTAGCACCGGAGGCATGCTGGCTAACTACACACTGGCGCGTGGCGTGACCAACTTCTTGAAGGCAGACCCGTTCTCTGGGACGACTACCACCTCGACCGGCAAGACGACGGGTGACTTTGCCCGCATGGATAGGGGGCAAAGATAATGGCCACAGGACGCATCGAATCTGGCCGAGTGAACATCGCTGCCCCTGGCAATGTGCCTATGCAGCGCGTGGGCATTCAAGAGGTGCAGCCCATCGCAGCGCGTGTCGAGGCCCAGGGCGCCGGCCAACTGGCCGAGGCGCTGGATCGCATGAGCGCCAACCTGTTCCAGGATGCAATGGTGTCCAGGCAGCGCGAGGGTCTGCAGTTTGCTGCACAGAACCCGCTGACGGTGGAGCAGATCGAGGCCGCCAAGAACGGCGACCTGTCCAAGCTCGACCTGGGCAGCAACCCCATGAGCGTCTTCCAGCAGGCTGTTCGCAAGGCCCGCAGCCTGGAGCTGTCCAGCCGGTTTGAGGC